GGTGCTACGGTTTTAGATTTAGATTTTAACGCTTCTGACACACACTCCGTGAATATTCCTGCTGAAGGAATAAGGGTTAGTGATATATTTGTTGGCACATTAACAAATATTACAGCAGTAACTTTTTTCTTTAACTAGGTGATTTGTGTCTAGGCGTAAATCAAAAATGCCGCCGCGCAACAAAAAAAACTTCCGCCCCACTAAGGCTGGGGCGGGAATGACTGAAGCTGGAGTGAAAGCATACCGTCGTGCAAACCCCGGCAGTAAATTAAAAACGGCCGTGACTGGTAAAGTTAAAAAAGGCAGTAAGGATGCCAAAAGAAGAAAGTCTTTTTGTGCTAGGAGTGCGGGTCAAATGAAAAAGTTTCCAAAAGCAGCCGCTAATCCAAACAGCAGACTAAGACAAGCTAGAAGAAGATGGAAGTGTTGATGGCTACTAAAAGAGAAAAAGATTTTCTGCATGATTTAGATAAGCGTATGGCTATATTGGAAGATAGTATGGACCGCCTTGAAAGCAATCACCTTAATCATTTACAAAAGCAGATAGACAAGATTGATGCTCGTATATGGGCTATCATATTAGGGGCTGTTTTACAGCTTGTTGGTATAATTTCAATATTCATAGGGATGAGTAACTAATGTCAGCACTTGGACTTAAAGCAAGACGTAAAATTAAAACTGTAGCTAGTAAATTAAAAAAAGCTTCAAAAGCACACGCAGGTCAGTCTAAAACACTTACAGGGTTGTTAAAAAATGGTAGCAAGACTAGGAACAATAAAAAGAAAAATAAAAAATAAACAAAAGCTTGGTTTTAGTGAGAGAGCACGAGCTGTGAATAAAGGGCTTTTACCTAGCAAGGCAAATAAAAATGGCAAAACAAAAAGATCCTAAAGTTGGTACAGGGAAAAAACCAAAAGGTTCTGGTAGACGTTTGTATACTGATGAGAACCCTAAAGACACAGTTAGCATTAAATTTGCTACTCCAGCAGATGCTAGAGCGACAGTCGCTAAAGTTAAAAAGATTAATAAGCCTTTTGCAAGAAAAATCCAAATCTTGACAGTTGGCGAACAAAGAGCCAAAGTTATGGGTAAGACGCAAGTGGCAAGTATATTTAAAAAGGGTAAAGAACAAATTAGGAAAGCGAGGCAAGCATGACATCCGTAGTTAAAACTGGACCCAAATCATCTAAACTTCAAGTTACTTATTTTAAAAAAGGTGGAGCGGCAAAAAGTAAAGGCAGTAAGATTTGTCCGGAGGGCAAAGCTTGGGCAAAACGTACTTTTGATACATACCCAAGTGCTTATGCTAATCTAGCCGCATCTAAATATTGTAAAGACCCTAACTATGCCAAGGGTGCAAAAGGTGGAAAAAGAAAGGGTAAGTAATGGGTGCTCTTAAAGATTGGCTAAAACAAGATTGGGTTCGCATAGGAACTGATGGGAAAATTAAGGGAAAATGTGGTACATCAAAAGATAAAAAGAATCCTGATCGTTGTTTACCGAGAGCAAAAGCAAATAGTTTAACACAGGCACAGCGAGCCTCTACTGCTAGAAAAAAGAAAAAAGCAGGATCAAAAGGTAAAACTGTGGTTGGAAACACCCCTGCTGCTAAAGTTAAAAAAATGAGCAGTGGCGGTCGTGTACCAGAGACAAAAGCTAAACGTCCGTTTAATGGTAAAACAGGACCAAGGACAGTTGTAGCAAGAGGTTGTGGCGTTGTCATGGCAAATAGAAGAAAAAAAACTAAGGGATCTGTTAGCACTTAAAAGGAGATAAAAATGGCTATGAAGAAAAAAGGTTTTTCAAAAAAAATGAGTAAGGGTGGTTCAGTCGTTAGAGGGGCTACTAAAATGAAAAAAGGTGGGGCTGTCAAAAAGATGATGGCTGGAGGTGCCGCCGGCATGAAGAAAAAAGGTTTCGCTAAAATGAAAGGCGGCGGAGCTGCCGGCATGAAGAAAAAAGGTTACGCTAAAGGCGGACCTGTCAAAAAGATGATGGGCGGCGGAATGGCTGGTATGAAGAAAAAGGGTTTTGCAAAAGGCGGAGCCATTAAAAAAATGAGAAGAGGTGGTAGAGCTTAATCTATGCCTTATTTACAAAGCAACATCCCACATTTTAAATGTTGGGTGCGAAGAGAATATACTCACAACCACGAGCAGTATCATGGTGATTATTTACATGCGATGGCTATTGCAGTGACAACAGTCCCTGACAGATGTTTAAGTTTTCAAATGATTTTTACTGGTTGTGAGTCTGATTTTGACGATACACCCAATGTTCACGGTGGAGCTATGTGGGCTAGGATGCCAATTACAGCACTTGTTGCAGATACTCCACTAGACAAATGGCCGGAGCCTATGCCGGTTCATTTGGTGCAACCTTGGGATTGTAGCTCACACCATCACTCAATAATAAAGTTCGATAGAACTAGTTCAAGCCCTTGGAAATGCAAGATAGATGGCAAGTTTTACACAGGTAAGTATTTATTTACAGTTGATTATACAGAATCAGACATAGCAGATGACCCCGCTCAACACAAGCAAAGTCATGTGATAGAACTAACTGATGCTGGTAAATGGACTGGAAATATAGTAGCATTACCTAATAATAGAGTTCGTGCAACTAGTCCTGCTTTGTGGGAAACAGGTGAAGGTGCCCCTGATTTTAAGCCTAGTCAGTGGATGCACAACGCAGAGTGTGATAATAGTTATATGGACCCGAGTGTAACTTTTGATAATTTATATAAGGATTGATTATGACAACCTCAAGCTCAACTAATTTTGAACTAGATGTCGCAGATTATATAGAGGAAGCTTTTGAGAGATGTGGTCTTGAGGTAAGAACCGGTTATGATATAAGAACTGCAAAAAGATCAATGAACTTGATGCTTGCCGAATGGGCAAATCGTGGTTTAAATCAGTGGACGATTGAACAAAGAACACAAACTGTGACAGCAGACGATACAGATTATTCATTAGGCACGGATGTAATTGATATTTTATCAGCGGTAGTTAGAAGAAGTGGAACAGACTTTAGTTTAAGTAGAATAAGTCGAGACAGTTATTTAGCGATCCCCACTAAAACTTCAAAAGGCAGACCTACACAATTTTTTCTTGATAGACAAATTACGCCTAATTTAAAAATATGGCCAGCACCTGAAAACAGTACAGATGTTATAATTTATGATGCTCTTACTAGAATACAAGATGCAGACACCCCGGTGAACACATTAGAAGTTCCCTTTCGCTTTTATCCTTGTTTAACCGCGGGTCTTGCCTATTATTTATCTATGAAAAAAAATCCACAATTAACTCAAATGTTAAAAGTGATTTATGAAGAAGAATTTGAGAGAGCAATGGGAGAAGACAGAGACAGATCAAGTTTCACTGTTACACCTGAATATCAATATTTTAGGAGTAACTGATGGGTAGATTTGCATCCGGTAAACAATCTTATGGAATATCTGATAGATCAGGTATGCGTTATAAATTAAGAGAAATGAAGTTGGAATGGAATGGCTCATTGGTGGGACCAGATGAATTTGAAAGAAAACACCCGCAACTAGGACCTTTTAATGTTCCAGTCGATGGTCAAGCTGTAAGAAACGCAAGACCTGACAGCCCAAGCGTGCCCGTAGAGTTTTTAGTTTTTACAACAAACCCTATTGATAAACCTACCTATAATGACAGTCACATTCCAAAAAAACTTGAAAGTTATGAAGTTACAGGTAGTATTGGGACAGTTACGGTGAGTGTCACATGAGTTTTACATTAGCTACATTAAAGACAGCAATCAAAGACTATCTTGAGAACCAAGAGACTACTTTTGTAAATCATTTGGACGATTTTATAAAATCAGCAGAAGAACGCATACTAAAAAGCGTTGATCTTGAATTTTTTAGAAAAAATGTTACAGGCGCTATGACAACTAGTAATCAATTTTTAGCAGTGCCGGATGATTATCTTGCATCTTTTAGTCTTTCGATAGAGTCCTCAAGTTCAAAAGTTTTTTTACTACAAAAAGATGTAAATTACATACAAGAGTTCACTCCTAACGCTTCTACAACTGGTCAACCAAGATTTTATGCTTTGTTTGACGTCAATAATTTTATCATAGCACCAACACCAGATTCTGACTATTCTGTTGAGCTTCATTATTATTTTAGACCCTCCAGCTTAACAGCTGCGGGAGACTCTGGAACAACATGGTTAAGTACAAATGCCCCA